CTATTGAATCCCTTAGGGCACCTTCATAGAGTTTGTTTTTGAGGTTCATTTACTTAATCTTCTCCATAATTTCTCTTGACTTAATTATTGGTTTATCCCCAGACTTATCCACATATTCACAACGGTGTTTATGGTCAAAGACATCATCTAGGGACAGTCTAATACTGCATCCGGTACAAAATAAACCCACCAGATTCTTTCCAGCTTTGATTTCTTCTGCCGTAGCAAAATCTAGATAACCGTCTTCTCTTTTTATAAGAATATCGCTCAATTCATGCACCTTCCGCATAAATAATTTCCTGATCGATCTCTATAAACACGGTTATAAATACCATCACAAACCCGACCACATTCAACACATTCCACAACTTCATCTAGATCATCATCTGGATAAAATTCATCTTCATACTCTCTCATTATACACATCCTTTTCCACAAGATATACACAATTATCCATAGGATTAATAATGGTTAAAACTTAGGATAATTTATTCTCAATGAACGCTATAAATATCAAGGTCATAGAGCGTATCAAAGAAACTGGTTACACTTGAATTTTCGCCATATTTGGTTCTTTTAAAGAAACCATCTTGATCAAAACAATGAATTCGAGCCAAATCAAAAATTCTACCCCAATCGTCTACTTGGTAATTATCATGAATTCTTTGGAGCATTCCAAGCATTTGAATTTGAACTGTATTGACAGTCCAAGTTGGATAAGACTCATGAATTAAATCAATAATCTCATCACTACTATAGCTTTTATTCTCAAGCTCACGAGAATAAAGGCTAGGATCAATAAGCCAGCCAACAGCACATCTTAAAGTATTCTCTGGCTGAGAATTATATATACCTAAGGAAAGTTTATTTACAATACATCTAACCTCATGATCGATATCTGTATAAGAACCTACAGAAATAGATGAAAGAGCTTCTGATAGGGTTTCGGTCATTTCTTCAAAAAGGCCAGGTCTGAGAGAATAAAAATTGCAATTACCATACTCATCAACAGACCTTTGTTCTTGATTAACCAAAGAATTAGCTACAATATTAAAAATTTCTAAGTCTGTATAATTAGTAGACATAATCTCCATCCTTAATCGTATTAAAATGTTTTTCTGCAACATCTCGAATTATAATTAAAGTTTGTGCTAAATCAATCAAACGGGGCGCGACCTCGGCAACTTTATGCTTTGGCATCACCTGTACAGACCTCCATAGGATGTCTATTTCTTTCTGTAAATCTTCTAAATTCCTATTTAGGCTCTTCATACCCCTCTTCTTTCTTTAAAACCTCAATACGACGAGTATTTCTATTCCAAGACCCTTCTGCTCCACATTTACAAAAATAATATCCAGGAATATCTGAGCAGCTAAAAAGGTGCTGATGAGTTTCTTTATTTTTGGTCATGACTTAAGTGCTTCTGAGTACCTTTTCTGTTTTTCTTTTTGCCATTCACCATAGATAATTTCAATATCGTTTGCCTTTCCGATAAATTTTTCTTGGTCAAAAAGGTTTTCAATTGCTAAAAAGGATCTCCCCCAATACTCAACAGGCAAACTGTCATGTATTTTTTGCAAACACTGCAATAAGGTATACAAGCTGTCAGAGTAAATATCAAGAGAAGGATTAGAAGCAGCAATAGCATCAATGACATATGAATCATCAAAGGTTTTACCCTCTAAATCAAAAGAATAATGTCCAATATCTATCAAGCATCCAACTGCACATCTCATATGAAAATCTTCTTCTTTGTCTCTAACAGAGGAGCAAAATTCATAATCAAGATTCTGACTGATGATTTCTTCATCTCCTTCAGAGATAAATGCTTCATAGCCTTCTTCTGGGTCATTCAATGACTTAATAAGATCTGCTTTCATTTCTTCAATTCTCATGTCTCTATAATCTGGATCTATTCCAAGATATTGACAATCACCATTGAGCCCGAGAGATTTCTTGTTTTGCTTTAAGAGAAAAGTTTTTACATAATTAAAAACTTCATAATCTGTTTTAAGTTCCGGTCTTTCAATCATTTTCTTGATCCTCATCACTTTCTGTCTTTACTTCTTCGCAATCGTGACCATATGTAAATTCTTCAAATGATAACCATTGATTACATTCTATACATTTCTTTTGAAGCATTAACTTGCCCTTTCTAAATCATAACGTTCTGCTATAACTATCGGAACTATGCTTTCCAATGAAGAAACAAGATTGGCTACGTCTATATCTGAAAAGTAGCCAGCATTTTTTGTGTCTTCAAGGAAAAGACGATCCATTTGTAATATTTTTAAAGCCGAGATAAGAATCCCCAGCTCTTTTTGTTGAACATGTAAAGATGCCATTTCTATTCCTGTCTTTTAATCAATTAAGGATAAATCTATACCAGCAAAACTTAATTTTGATACGTCGTCAACAATACGATTAAAATGATCTTTAAGACCATCAAAACCTCCAGATATTTCAAATGGAACAAAATTTTCTACATTGAAAACAAAAGCATTGTTTTCATGAGAAAACAAATCGCTTTGTTCAATCATATTAAAATATGTGTTCCAATTTAAAGGCAAAACATTGTCATGTATCACTTGGAGCAGTTTAAGCATCCTAAGTTGAGGAAAATTAATTTCCCATTGAGGATTAGATTTTACAACAGCTCGAATAACACCCAGCTCAAGAATTGAAGAGTTCTCTATTGAAGGATGGTAATGATTTTTATCAATCAAACAACCTACTGCACAGTTTTGAACAGGCTCATTAGTATTGATAACATATTGCTCAACTGCTTTTAATCCAAGATCATATCTTAATGAATTATAATCAATATTGTCGTCTTCTTCATAAAAATAATCACAAGTCCAATACCTTACGCCATTGATAAAAAATTCTGATTTACCATTTATAATGTTCCGCAAAGATTCGTCTGTGTATAAAGTTTCGACTTCTTTATTAATTCTATCGATAACGGATTGATCAGCAGAAAAATAAGCACAGGTGTCTCCTATTTTGCTCTGCTCGTTCTGACTCAGAAGATGGTTTTTTATATAAAAATAGACATCGATATCACTTAACTTTATTGTCATTTTTTCTACCTTTCTCAGCGAATAGATTGACTTTACTAGCTAGATAATTATAGAAATCATCACTAATTTCTTTTCTAAACACTTCAAGATGCTTTTCCCTTATTGCTTCAAGAATTTTTATTTCATCCTCAAATGTCCAAACTTCGGTACTAGCTTTCTCCGACATAGCTTTGTAAGCATAATCCCATTTATTCCAGACACTGTAATCATCACTGTGCTGATAGCTCCAATCAAAAGAAAAGAACTTAGAAGCCCAGTATTCGTGATCTATTTTATTCCTTACACTTTCAGGATCGATCATCATGCTTCTTCCTTTGAAAGATTAATTGTAAAGTTAATTTCTCCAGAATAACCAAAAAATACTCCGCTATTGTTTCCTTCCTCATCACATGAGGCATAAAGAACAGAAGCATCTTCTAATTCAATACATGTGGGATTTTGATTTTGCCAATGATGTCTCTGCCAGCCTTCTTTCTTCATTTCCGCATCAGTCATTGTTCTAATTGCAACAATCCTTTGTCCGCAGGGCCAGTCTTTTGTATTGATAATATTAACTGTGTTATTCATAGTCACTCCCAATGTATGTTTTTTATGTTTATATGTCTTGTTTTTATAATTGCAAATGTATAAATATACAAGCAAACTATTATTGTAATTGATGCAACTACTTTAAGAATTCTCATCAGTCTTTATGCAGCCTCTCTTGCAAAAAGATTTGTTCGTATGTTCGTAAATAATTCCTTTGCGAACACTACGGCTACAAGTTGGACAAGTAAAAACATTATTACCAAGACCTAAGTAATAAATAGGCTTTCCTATAGACTCACTCTTTTTCTCTACCGTGTTAGAGAAATTTTTCTTTGCCGGCTTTTTACCCGCTGCCATTTTTCCCTTTCTATAAACCCAGTACTGGGTATCCGTTAAACTTTAACCAATTAACAATTTGATCAACACATTCACCATCTGATACATCCTCTCCATCTTGCTCCAAGATTTCGATTATTCTATTGATGATAAATCTTTCGTTATTTGTTTCTAATTCTGGATGCATTAGTCCTCCCACCACCATCCACAATATCTACAGGTAAAAATCAACTTATCTTTTCGGTATTCAATTGGGCCATTCTCTTCTCCACAACCAGGACAAAATGATGTTGCAAATTGATCTTCAAATCTTGACTCTGGTTCATCCATAAACTTCGCTCCTATATTTTTCAATTCTTGAAAACAATGATTCAGGAATTTCTGTATTTTCGCCGTCTTCATCAATTTCTCCAAAGAATACGGCATCGCCCATGATTTGATCTCCGACTAAAATAGTTGCACCAGAGTCATACCAGTAACGAGTAACAATTTCATTGACATCAAGACCAAGAATTTTTCCTTCTTCGTTGATATAAGCAAAGTGATCACGATAGTGAGGGAATTCAATTACTTCAAGCCAACCACCAACTGCTGCATTGATTTGATCATAATTCCATTCTTGATCAATGACGTTTATTTCACCGTTTGTTTTAACTACTAATGCTTTCAAAGTACTGCTCCTTTAAATATTCTTTTGCTTTTTCAATAGCTTCATTTATGTTATAACTAACCAAATCAAGATGTTGATTATCTTGCTCAACATCATAAATATCAAACCAACAATTCATAATCCAGTCATCAGATTCGATCTTGGTTTTTAAATCATCATCTGACAAAATACCATTGATCACTAAATCTTCAACCGATTTAATTGTGACATCGTTTGTTTTAATCAACATCTCTCCATCACAGTAAATCGCTACTTCAAAACCTTTATAACAAACATAGCAAACTAAATTATGCGCACCTTGCTCACAATAAAATTCAGGAGATTGTTGAGAATCAAAATATGACTGAATCCAATCAATTCTAAATTTCTCATCTAAAATTGTTTTATCATTTCTGAGTCCGTACTTGCTATTAATTTCTCTTGCAACAAGATAACGTTGATAATCTGATGAATCTTCTATCTCACTCCAGTCTTCTTCTGTCCAATAAGATGTGTCACAAATGTATAGTTCATCAGCATCGCCATAATTACCATCAGTAGCAAAATAACAATATTCTGTTGGTCTAAATTGCTTAGAGCTATTAAACATCTGTTCCCCCTACTGGTAGATTTTTTTCATAGCTAGATCCATTGCATAACGATGTGCATCCATATAGCTTGTTTCATTGTTTCTAAACTTTTTTACAATCACATTATCAACAACGACATTTGCGTTCATCCCATCATTATCAAATGATATATAAATATCTTCTGAGGGCGATGCACCGTGATAAATAGTTTCGGTTAATGGCAAAGAGCTAGGCTTGCTCAGCATTTTTGATCTCCAATTCTTTTGCTTCCATTTTGAAAACAGTTGTATAGGCATTAATTTCTTTAGCAGTCATTTTCAACTCATCGCTAAATCGACCCTTGGCAATACGGTCTGACCATTTTGTTTGACTTTCAAAACCTACATTTGTTGCCAATCCAATATGTTTCTTAACTACATCTAAAGTTAGATATTGATAATTCTTTTCATTGCCAACAAAGGTTGAATATAGGTAAAAAGAACGCGAGAGCTTCTCTAGTACTTTCCATCTTGCATAAAAATCAAGATAGTTTTTATTAGTAATACTTCCAATGCCTACAGACATTGAGCCAAATACAAGAGATTTTGTTTCAACATTTAAATCTGTATATGTATTGCCCCCATCACCATAGGAATACGGAACTTCAATATAAAGTTCATCAGGGTTATCTTTAAAATATTTAATTTTTGTTGCATCCCAATTAAGAGACATTACTTGTCCTCACCATCATTTAGCTTCGGTGCATAACCAATTTCAATCTTGTTCATTCTAAAACAATCAAGGAAATCATCAATTTTATCAAGATTAATAAAATAGGTCATTGAGTGAACTTTTTGATATTCATCTTTACGGATTTCCATTGCAACTGTAGCAAATGTCTCAAAGTATCTTACAGTGATCTTAAGCTCATCGTTGCTTTCAACGTGGACTTCTGTTCTCATTGTCATTTTATTTTCTCCTTATACTTGGAATATATTGAATGTGTCTTCTGTATTCAAAACAACAGTTACTAATCCTTCATCGTTAGGAAGATTAACTGATGTAATATTAAGCCATTTATTTTTTTCTTTATCATAAACAGTCACTTGATCATTATCATTTGCTTGTTTAAGAATTTCCTTAAGTTCCCCAACAGTGATCGTTGGATTATATTTTTTGTTTTGACAGTCCATATTCTCAAGAATACTAACTAACCAATCAACAGATGAGTATGCAACTTCCTCCAAGTCATAACCAAAAGGATATCCTTCAGAAAATTTAGAGTTAAAAACATTCTCGTTTTTCCCCCAGTATCTAGCAAGATCGGTTACTCTATCAACGACCTCGGATGCCTTTTTATAAAATAACAAATCTTCTTCTGAAGCATGCTTCAGAATTCTATCTACTTCATTACTTGGTAAATACTTCATTTTGCTCCTTTTTTGGGGTATAAAAAAGAACTAGGCGAGCGCCAACTAAACGCTTCTTACAAAATTAGACGAAAGGGGGAATCTAATTTGTTACCTAGTTCTTTGCGCTTCCGATAGGATTCGAACCTATAACCTACTGATTAGAAGTCAGTTGCTCTATCCATTGAGCTACGAAAGCTTATTGACATATTGACTAAATTTATTCACACATATGTCAGGCATGAGGTTTTGCGGTATTAGTCAACCGCTATTTTACACTTTCCCCTGGACTACCTCTTCACAGGTAGATTAATATTAGTGAAGTAATATCAATCATTCGGCACTTATCAGGAACACTGCTTCGTTATATTATCTTATAACTATATGCTATAAGATATGCCTTATCCAAGGTACTCGGTGGATATGGTAGGAATTGAACCTACATATTAACCTGTCATACCCGTAAGCATATTGATTAGACTCGGCATTTGCATATGCTAGACAAATTGTGTTTTCTCGGCTCTAATCAGACCGAATTCTTTACACTCTAAATCCCCAATTATTTAGACCTCCGCTGGTTTGTTCCAGCAGAAATTTTGCAACTTTTAAATTGCAATTTACATCAAATAGTATTTCTAGGTTCTTAGAACCACAGGTCTGAAGAGTTAGTGTTCTCCAACTACTATTGATTTGAACAAGACCGGAATCATAAGTTCCATTCCTGTTCCTAGTCCAAACAATTTTGCCATTCTTGAATTTGGCATTAATTGCTTTGGGATTGCAACGTGATTCTCTCCAAGCAATATAAGAGAAAATCTCAACGGGAAGATTCATTTCTTTAAAATACTTCTCGTATTTTGGACAACGCTTTGTTTGATCCTTTGAGATTATTTTTCCAACGACTCTGATTTGATAATCAAGTCTTTTATTAACAATCTCTTCTTTGGCTTGTACATTTCCGTGTCCAATTGAAACAACAGCCATTGATAATAATGTTCCACATAGAAATTTATTTATGCGCTTCATTTTCGCTCCTTTAGTTCGTTCTCACCCTTACATATTTTCTTCACATGCAGGTATTAGCTTTCGCTAAGGTGTGCGAAACGAGGTCATAGCATATATATCTACAATTCAATGCTCACTCGCTTCACGTTTTATGTTCGATAATAATCACCTCCAAAAATATATACATACTATTATAACATCTAAATGAATTTAGATATTAGTAGGCCTATAGGGACTCGAACCCTACTCAACAGATTAAAAGTCTGCTACTTCACCATCAAAGCTTTAGGCCCAAACCCTGTTTATTCAAACACTACACGGGCGCTTAGTGTCTCTACTTTATCTTTGTGAAAAATTTCTTTCCACATTTCACCATCTTCGCCTCGCCATACAATGTATGAACCTTCTTCAATAAGACCAACAAGTGATTCAAGAAACAGAGATTCTTGACCAATTTTATTGTCATAAGATAAATATGCAATACTGCCATCGTCGGCAAAATCTAAATCAAAACCAAGACTGGTTAAAATTTCTGGTGTTGTTTTTAACATTTCTGGATAATTGGGCTGCATCCAAGAAAACCATTTTGATGGATGATAATTCATTCCTTTTGGTCGTGGTGAGTTAGCATCATTTTCACCGCCATGTCTTCCACCACTTTTAAGATCATCACGTTGATTAAGGTCGCACATTCTTTTATATGCTTCATCAAAAGTTGAAACAGGAAGAAAGAACTTTACTTCCTCTGTTCTAATAAAATAACCCACTATATTCCTTTCTGTTGTTTTTGATTAGTACCGCACCAGGGAATTGAACCCTGCAAATGGATGTTTATAAGACATCTGTGTTCAACCAGCTCACCCGTGCGGTATGGCTTTTGGTTATTTAAAATCGCCGTTTTCGTCTAGAAACAATTTTATCATTGCTTCAGCGTATTCTGGTCTATTACCTAACATATTAGAAAGCTTGTTTCTGTGTGCATTATATAATTCATTGTATCTAGAAACTGTTTCTGATAATTCTTGATCTTCTTGATCCGAAATAATTTGCATAAGCATCATCATATGAACCATCGCTCCAAAAATAATTCCTGGGAAGAAAGACTTTTTGTTAACAGCTTCTGTTTCATATGAGTTTATTAGAGCTTCGAGCATCTTATGACTATCTTCTGATATATGAGCATTAAACATCTGCATCACATAATCAGTAAATAGAGTGTCTTTATGCTCCTCAAAAGGATCTATTTTCATACTGTCATTCATTATACCACTTTCGTTAAAGTTAAAAGTGGGCGTAGTGGGACTCGAACCCACAAGATATTTCTATCGGAAGATTTTAAGTCTTCTGCGTTTGCCTATTTCGCCATACGCCCTAGCTTATTAACTCTTAGATCTTTCTAACTTAGTTATCCTTTGATATTTATCGTAATAATTTTCACAACCATCTTGATGGACTTTTGTATGACAAGACTTACATAATAGAATTAAATTGTTAGTATCATCAGTACCACCATTTGAAACAGGAATAATGTGATGAACTTGAGATTCCCACATTTCAAACCCAAGATTGCATTCTTGGCACTTGTTATTATCTCTCTGGTAAATAAAACTTCTCAACTCAGAAGAAACACCTGATCGATTTGTGCCTTTTAAAATCTTTCTCTGTTGCTTCTTGTAATTATAAGAAGCAACCTTTCTATCAATTTCAGAAACGCAATCTTTGTTTCCGCACCATCTTTTGTTTCTATAAAAGGTTGTGTTTGATACTGGATGTTTATTAGAACATCCAGCACACATAACAACTCTCTCAGCCATCGCTTTCCTTATAAATAATTTTTACATCAGTAGATTTGTCTAAAGCATTAAAAACTTCATCGTAGTTATGAACATCTTCAGGAGTTTTGCCGTCAGATATAATCTGAGAAAAGTAACCCATGTTTTTTGTTATTTCTCTAAACGAAGAAGAGTTTGGATTGTAGAAATATTCTTTAACAGTCCCTGGATTTTTTTGACGAGTAGAGTACTCAAAGATTCTAGCAAACCAATTGTCTGGTTTAAAACCAAAAATCCTTTCGCACATACGCTTTGCTTTAGATACAGCCTCTGGAACAGAAGAAGTATCTTCAACTTTAATAGGGAACCTAAACTCTATGACGTAGTAATTTTCAAACTTGGGCATATATCAACCTGAACAGACAGCCATAATTAAACCAATAAAGATTATTATCAACAGTGCTGGAATTGCAATAATGCATCCTATTACAAAGCTCCACAACAGAAGTTTTGATAACACAAAATATCCTTTCTCTGGAATCCGTGGTTCATCGTAGCAGATGAACCACGGATTCACTATGAGAAAGCGCAACAAATTTTGTGTTAATTATGCAGATTGCTGATTGGTATTAATTGTGTTGAAAAAACTCTGACTTGTTCTTTCTTCTTCAAGCCTCTTATTTTCAGCATCAATACGAGCTTTTTCTTGTTCGGCTTCTTTAGCAGCTTTTTCACGAAGATACTCTTGGTATCCAAGATGATTTCTCAAAGCTTCATTAACAACTTCATTCTTGTTAAATGAAAACAAATTGAGCCTGAGGTTATCTGTCAATTCAGTATCTGTATCTGCCAAATGCATGATTGCTTTTTTTACTGCATCAGTAAAAGCATTTCCAAGGTGACAACCATTTCCTGGATTATAAGAATGAAGCAAGTTTTCTGCTTTGTCTTCAACATCATAATCTGTGTCGATGTATTCACTAACATCTCTTGCAAGATCATTCAAATCAAGACGTTCATTGACATTATCAAAAATGTCATCATAATCAAGAGTATTCTGAATTTTATCTACAAGGTCTCCCATATCAATATAGCTTTCAAAATCAGAAAGCTTATCTTCAAGGGTTGAATCAACCAAATCTCCAAGATTGTTTTCAATCTCTTTGGTTACTGTCTCTTCAATGATATTTGCAACTTCATTTTGAACTGCACTCTTGAATGTTTCTTCATTAATGTTTACAGTGATTTCCATTTCTTTTCCTTTAGTTTAGTATTGTTTCCATTAATTGTTCAGTATATTGATAAAGATATGTATCTTTATCCACTTTCATTTCTGCATGATCAAACCAATCAGCATAATGATAGGTCACACTTATAATTTCTTCTTTGTAGTCTCCTAATTTTACTTCTATCCAATCAGCCGGACCGCCAGTTGAAAGTTCAATTTTTACAATTTTATAAGTGTAGTAACCCAACATATATTCATTGAGTTCATTCCATGGATCGTCATAATCGTAGTCTTCATCGTCAAAATCTTTATTGAGTCTATCAAAGATTTTTTCTAGATCTTCTTCTCTTGATTTAAAAGAATCTTTGATTCTAGCTTTGCATGAAGTATCTTTAGTCGTATCCTCTTGATTTGTCATGTACCCCAGCCTTCCTTCCTTTTTCATACTCTTCTGATATGTTTGCATCATATATTTCTTTAAAATAAGAAATTGTTTCTGGTTTTGGCGGTTCGATTATGTTAGATATCCCGTGATGATACCCAACGGCAAACCAATACTTTAGGGCATAAATCATTTTGCCCATTTTTAATTTTCCATTTCATAAACACATTCGATTGCACAGAATTCGCATTCTGTCCATGAATCTTGTCCGTCATGCAAAAAGAGTTGATCTTTGAAGAATCTAAGACATTCTGGGCATGTCCAATCTTTACAAAATTCTTTAAAGCCTGCAATTTGCCATTCATTACCGCTAACTCCTGGTGGATAATTTGACTTCATAATCACTCCCAAATTACAGTTGGATGTACTGTCATATCAAAAGTATTAATTCTATTTGACTTCAGTTTGAAGTTATACGACTCAACAATAATAAAAGGAAGAGTTGAATACTTCATTGAAGTTTTTGAAATCGACATAATCGATTTTGCTTTATTGATAAGGGCATCGATGTTTTCAAAACGCTGGAGGCTTTTAATCAAGAGTTTCTTGTCGATCTTGTCTCCGTATCTCTTTGAGATAATAGCAATAGCAGTGATTGCATCAGCATTAAAAGAAGATGAATGATCTCCAAAAGATGTCTTCAAAGACTCAAGAGCTAGCTTTGTATGATAAAAACCAGCTCCGTTATAAACTTCTTTAAGAGTTCCAATACACCTGATTTTATTATTGCCAGGGGCGTTTGATGCAACTAATCCAAGGCTTGTCATCAAATTATGCAAGCCTAAAGATTTTGAATCATTAGCAATGACTTCAGCTTTAAACAAGTCTGCTGTCTTTGGCTTTGTACGATTATCATTCATCAAAGTGAAGATCTTTGCTTCTTCTTCAATTGTCAGATCAATATAGACAAGTGCTTTTACGCAAAGGTCTGTCATACCCATAAGATTAAGGGCAGCGACACGATGACCACCATCAATAACAGCAACTTTACCGTCCTCCCTAAGAGAACAAATAATAACGCCAAGAGCATCTGGGTTAAAGTTTCTAGCAATTTTAGAAACTTTATTAACATTTGGCTCTCGCTGATACTGCATATCAATGTAAAGATCTTTTACCTTTACAGTTGTTTCAAGACGAGACGGCGACTCATCATCAAGTCTGCTTTCTTGATTAACCTTGTTTTTACGACTCACCACAGGAATATGGAGAGTATTTTTTACTTCATCATTTTTAATTGAACCTTCAAAGTTCAATTCAATGGGATTATTTTTCATATCTTCTCCTTTGTGAAGACAAGGTGTTTGAAATTAATTTTTGATATACCAACAGATTGCAATACAATACTTTTTGCAATTTCAACTGTCATTATTTCAATATCTATATTTCTACGAATTGCAAGTCTTTCTCTTGTAGAAAAAGATCCCCAAACTCCGTATCTCTCATCTGCATTAAAAGCATATGTAAAACATTCTGCCGAAACAGAACATCTTTTACATATCTTTTTTGCTTCATTTGTTTTTTTCTTTCCAGACGAACCTGCTTCAGTAAAGTCAGCATAAAAAATATCTGTTCCAGAATTTCTACATTCTGCTTTACTATACCATTCCTCATCTACATTCATTCATCTCCCCATACTTCAAGCATATGATCATTATCAATGATTGGATCGATCATTGTTCTTTTGAATTCAGCGATATACTCATCTTTCATTCCGTTGATCATCTTCATTAGAATAATGATATGCGAGCACATTGCGATGATTGTATTCAAAGCATTGTCGATATCATTCTCAACATTAACGGCATTAATGACATGCATAATAAATGCAGCTCTTGAGTTTGTATCATTGAAATTTGTATTTTCAATGATACGCGTTATTGTCATTAGCTGATTTGTATATTCTGTATCTTCAATTATATAAGAAGGAGCTTTTTGACCCCTATTGTTAATATCGTTTTCTGCTTTGTCAAAATCTTCAAAATCAAACATTAGTACCAAACACCAGACCCCTCACAATTTTTTCCAACAAATTCCAACCACCAAGATGCATACATATAATCTTTAATGTATCTAGCAGAATCTTCTGGATACATTCCATTTGCTATGTATGAAAAATCCTCAATGTGGTTTTTCATAAATTCTGACATACTTAGGCAATATTCAGGAGACAATCCTTCCTCTCCATTTTCTAAACCTTCTCCATAAAAGGAGTAATCATGCTCTACTCTTTGATTTAGCAGCTCAGTAAGATAATTACCATACTTGCCTCTATACCAACAATCGGTTCCAAACATTCCAAGAGTTGGTCCAGAATCTTTTAGATAAAGAGTAGATTCAAACTCATTTTTCCAAGGACACTTTCCTTCATCTTGAGTTTTGCTACAGTCAATCCTCCCTTCTTCATCCTTAACAGCAATTTCTTTGCATGGATATTTAACCGGAATATTGTCAAGACCCATAATTAGTTATCTCCATAGATTTTGCTCATATGATCATTCAAAGGACCACTTGCTTCCGCATAATCAAAAATAGGATCTTCGTCTTCATTTACGAATTCCATAGCAGAACCAAGGACTCCACCAATTTCTTTAGAAGTAACCAAAAGCAAACGTACACGCCTACGATTAGGGTGTTCGCTTGGAGCTTGACCATCTTCAAGTTCACCATCTTGATTAAGCGGAGCAGCCCAACCATAAGTAATCAAACCAAGATAATCATACATTGAGCCAATACGATCATCAATGATATCATCAACCAATTGATAAATATCACCGTGACTGGCAATCTGCCTGAAATCATAGTCGGCATTTTTATTGATGCCAAATACCTTGGCCTTGCTTTCATCATTTTGATCTTTCAGAAGATCGTAGATATCGACAAGTGCTGTATCGTTGTTATTCATTATTTTCTCCTTTTGTAATGTATTCGTTGTAGAGGTAATCTTCATCAAAGTAATCAGTGATTAAATCAGCGCTGTCTTCTTCAACACATTCGCCATTTGCCCAAACATTTCTTCCGCAAAACCCCATTCCTGTCTCTTGATAATAAAGACAAAAAAGAAGATTGGGATAATCAGAAGCGATTTTATGAAATCCTTCAATTGGTGGTGCCCAAGCACTATCAAAATAAAAAGCAACGGTTGAGATACCGTCAGAATTAGTAAAGATATCTTGTGCTAAATGCGTTTCACAATCTCCCCACTTTGTTCCCCACTTATCATTTCTCCAGTCATACCAATCAGTATATCCAAATTTTTTAAGATTTGACTTTTGCTGTTCTGTCCAATTTGCTGAACCGACAGGTGCATCTCCAATATTAAGTTCAGGCGGAGTTGGATAAAGATTTTCAAATATCTGATATGTTTGATTCTTACCGTCTGGGTCTTGGTTTTTAATTTTTTCAAAGATATTGGATATATCTTCTTTAGGCCCAGCAATGGAAAGTCTATTTTCACACCAATTCGGCATCTGTTTCTCCTTGTGAGTAAAATTCGATTAACTTTGCCCAATCTTCTTTTGTAAAATCTGATTTGACAAACTTAAAAATTTCACTAATTCCGTTATTTTCGTATGTTTCTTTTTCCATATTATTCTGTCTCACATAGAATGCAAAGAATATCTGGTCCCCACCATGAACCTATGAAATTACCGTGCTTACAGTATTGACTAGAATCATTCTTATCCCAGTCCCACTCATCACCGTATTCATACTCTTTGTCGGCATAATCAAAATCATCATCAAAATCAGGACTCATAATCATCTCCAAATAAAGTTAATTGATTCTTATCACTTCTTCCTGTAGGAATTTTTTCCCATCCTCTTTCTTCACACCATTCATCCCAACTTTCTTTTTCATCCATATTCCAAATAAACAAATTATAAGCTGCTTCAAGGATATCGTCATCGTTAGGATACATTTCTGCATCAAGGTCAATATAGATATCCATGTTATAACTTAACTCAGAATAAATACTTTCTGCCCAAGACAACTGAGTAGTGTCAATCATATTCTTAACTGAAGTTTCTTCGATATATTTTATAGCTTCATCAAAAAGACAGTCGGCATATCTTTCTTCATCAGCAACAGGATAGTCTTGCAAATTATCTTTCCATTGCATCGCAGCTTTAAAAACATCTGTAATATTTTCTTCTACAATTCCAAGGTCTTCATCTTTAAGAATTTTAACAACTAATCGATCAACGTGACCTACTGCCCAATGACCAAAGCCTTCAATTCTTGTTTCTTCAGGAAATCGAATTTCGAGATCTTCACATATAACATCAAAATTGCATGTATCCAAAATTTTTGAATCACGATTTTGATCAATACCACAAAATCCCCAAGTAACAAAAGTATCTTCATTACCCCAATAACCAAAATCTTCTGGTTTTTCCAAACCGTCCTTTGCGCATCGCAAAAGATTTTCAGAATAAGAAAACATAATTCTCCTTAAAGTTTAACTTCGCCTTTTGCAATCCTTCTGAGCATATGGGCTGCATCTTTGTTTGTTACATTCCATTCGTCAGGATCAAGGTCATACCAACATGGAGTGTCATCATCTTCTATTTCTTTTCCAACAACCCTATAGCTATATTCTTCTTGATGTTCAGCCCAAACAGAATCTGTATTGCCAAAGAAAAGCTTTTTGGCCTGCCATGGTGTAAGGTCAAGATAATGCATTGCAATATCTTCGACAGAATCTTCAGTATAAGTTTTTTCATCAAAATTAAAATTTAACGCTGCAGCCCATCCTGCAATACAAGCAGTAGTTCCACATTTCATTTCGTTTGGAAATTGAGAAAACAATTCTCCAATTCTTCCGCGATAAACACATGTTGATTCCCAAACTCGATCTTCACCAACTATTTCACCAAACCAAGAACCAAGATGGAATTGATCCTTATCTGCATTTTCAATAGCATCAGCAAGCTTCAGCATATTTTCTACGTTCATTACATTTGCTCCTTTCCAAAAATGTGATTAAAATTACCAACCCAAAAGTATCCATTTCCATTCGAGTTATCCAACCATTCATTCAAGCACTTATGCAAGAATTCACGATACTCATCGCTCAAATCAATGTTCTGCTCATTCTGACAGTCATAGCAAATGTCAGAATGAACACAATCTCCATTCGTGTTATAAACAATTTCACCACAAAAATTCATTAGATTTCCTCCAGTTCTTTCAAAGCTTCTTTATCCCAGTTCATCGGAAGATTTCGCTCTACTTGATATGCAAAATCAGATGCAATTTCACAATCAGCATCATAAATTACACAAACTTCACCATAAGAACCAAAATCGTGATTGAACCATTTTATTTGGAACAAAGCAGATTTATCAGTATCATCCCACATACGATAAAGCTGATTGACATATGCTGTCATTTCTTTAATCGCTTGCTTCCTGTAATTTTCTTGTCCAACTTGAGCACAAGGTTCATCACAAGGAACAGGTCCAAGTTCCATATATTGAATATCCATTACGAGTAAAACTCCTCATTTTCATTAAAAAGCTTAATTCTGTTGTAATCAATTCTTCCTAGATATGTTTTAGAAAATGTATTCAATGCACCATTGTCTTGAGGCAATTCTTCTCTACGAATAAAAAGACTGTGCAGAATTCCATTTTCATCATGCATTTGAATATCCAACCGATATCCTTCATAGCCAATAAAAGCTTTCATAGCGCTTATGAAATCTTCATAGTTATCGATTTGGCCATTTTGATCTCTTGTTGAAAATCTTGGTTTTGAGTCTTTACTGAACCCCACGATTATTCTCCTTCGGTTGTGTATTTGACATTGCTAAGCTTGTCCATTAAATGCAAAAAAGCTTCATGATCCCAATCAGAAAGTGGACCATGAATTGCCGAATCCCATTTGTCTTCTTTTTCATTAAAAATGAAACCGTCTGAAAGAACTACATCATTATCAATTTCAAACCTTGGTTCATTTCCATCAAACCAAACACAGACAGGAAAATAAAACTTGTAGTCTTCTTTTGAATATTGTTCGTTTTGATTATTCATTTTATTTTTTTCCCCATCTGGTATTCAATCATTTCCATTTCCCACAGAGGCCAATCTTCATTTGCCTCAAAATCAATCTCCCAGTCAAAAATTGATACAGACTCTTTTTCTCGTTCCGGCATATTTGGTTTATACCTCAAATAGCCATCTGTCATTTCTTTGGCAAGTTTGATCATTTTGTTTTTTTTCGGAGTCATGTTATTTCATCTCGTCTTTCTTGATTTGATCACTTTTTTCTAACCACCAATATTGGATATCGGTTTCAACTTCATAAGAAGTTTGTGGTTTAAAGTCTTCAGGAGTACCATAGATTGTTTTTGAATCATCGTCTCCAAATTTGAAATCATCAGGCAATGTCCAAGAGTATTCACAACACAAAGGATAGCTTTCGTCATAAATACTTACTGAATGCATCCCTTTTAGATTCTTCAATTTTGGAATCATTCTGAAAATTTTCAATGTACAGTCATGACAGATTTGAGCAACAACTTTGGTCAAATCAATAAATTCGCCATAGCCGCCCTCAAACATAATGAGAGAACCTCTTTCAGCAAAAGAGTTGTACTCACCGTTGATTTTGCCTTGCCATTCTGTTTTTACATAGCGTTCGCACATCTCACATTGAATTACTGTTGTGCCATCTTTAAGCTCAACAACATCTTTATTGAATTCATTGTGCTTTTTCATACTGTTACCCCTCTTGTTCTTGTGAGTATTTCATTGCCATTAATTCAGTCCAAACAGTCAAGATGCCATCTTGTACTGCATTAAAAACCTTTTCATTCATTTTTCCTTGATTGTGCATTTCGATAAAAGATCGATAGACTATCGATGACATTTTTGTAATTTCATCTATAGAAAAATTGTCAACCAAAAATTGTGTTTCGAATTCATTGCTCACTTTGGTTATCTCCTTGGTTATAATCTGATCCCAACATTCCTGGCCATCTATTTGCAATATAGACTACAGAACAAGCTTCACTTATTTTTTCTCTGATTACTTCGTAATCTTTTTTGTCAAGATTGCCTATATATTGAAGTTCATAACAACTATCTAGAGTTGCATTTAGAATTCCATAAATTTCATTGAGTGTTAAAGGTTTCTTGGCCATTTTGATTCCTTCCTATTTTTCTTCAGCTTCTGGATAAAGAATTACAGTTCCAATAAGAGAATAAAGACTCTCAACCATCTTTTTAAGACAGTTATAGTCTGGATTGCTAATTTTGTTTTCTTTCCTTAGGTTATACAAACTATTAGAAACATCTGCAATTGTGGTATAGATTTCATCCAATGTCATTTTATTCCTCATTGTACAGTTCCTCCAATTTTTCGAGCGCTTCGTCTATCTTTGTTTCGTATTCAAGACAATCATTGCAAAGATTGTCTTCATGTTTTGGACTACGCCGATTAGCGATTACCATTTCTTTATAAGTCTTTGTAAGACCGCAAGAACCACAAACGCATTCCTTATCAGCAATTTTTGTTACATAGTAACGAATTCTTCTATTTGCATTCCTTGCATTTCTTTTGCGAGCCTTCTCACTCTTTGCGTTTTGCTCAGCCAAGACTTGGGCTTTTACCATTTTCCTTTCTGCAAAAGAAAGTGATTTGAGATACTCAGTGTTCATTCTTGAATCCATTTTAAAACCTTCCTGGTTTATTCACTTGTGATTAAATCATTTCTTACATTTAGAGTTTTTAGCTCAGTCTTTTTAATCCAAAAATAGTTGCTCTTATGCAAAAGAGCGGGAGTATAGATTTTTCTAAACTCCCGCTCTGACTTATCAAGTCCTATTTTTTGACAAGGTTCCGATAAACAATATTCGTAACCTGCTTCATATCGTTCATCAATAAATTCTGAAGAACAATAAATACATACTGCCATACTTACCGGCTTTCTTTTTAGAATTGGTTTCTTCTAATTTCCTTTAATTTTTCTGGAAAATCGCAATGCCAAGATTTGCCTGCCTCTATTCCTTCGGGTGAACAATATCCTTTTTCTTTGATTAACTTTTCAAGAGCAATCATTACTTCAAGTTGTTCTTTTTCTTTTCGGCTTAGAACCATTTTGCTTTTCTTTCTACGACAAGAACGATAAATCAGTTCTCATCACACTTTGCATAGTAGTAATCAGAACTATCAACATTGCCAAGAATAAGATCAATTTGATATTTGATCAATGCTTCACGATCATCTTTTTCCAAACGAAGAAAATCTGCGTCATTTCCAAGTTCAATAAAAAGACCACGGCTTACAGTTTTTACAATCCTCATTCTAACCAAACTCTCAAGTAAGGAATAATCCTTACCTTGTGAATTCCAATAACTACGAAGATCAAGAGGAATATCAAAGTTAGATGGAGATTTTTTAATTATATTAGTATTACCACGGCGACCTCGCCTAAGCATTTTGTTTTCAATTTCTTGGAGCTTTACAATTTTGTTTGCCATTTCAGTTTCCCTTCGATGAAAGATAAGAAGTAATTGAGATTTGTTCAGAGTCTTGGTCAGACTTTGGATTTGAAACAGTTGCGACATTATTTACCGCATCAGTAACGTATGGAATAGCCCTGTGAATTTTTTTAGGACCGCTGAAATACTTAGCATAAGTTGTACCCTCTGGAAAACCTACGGGATACTGTAAAACTTCTGCTTCGTCGTCATCTTCAGCGTCAGGCTCAACGTCATCGGTAACGTCATCGTCAAAACCATCATTAAGACGCATCATAGATAAAGCGTTGAGAATAAGATTGGCATTGAACTTATAATTGAGATTAGTGGTAACTTGATACCAACTATCACCATTATCAACAATGCATTCTATTTTTACAACATAACCACAATCGTCAATCTCAAGATTGATCAACTGGTCATAAATTGACTTACCTTTTTCGTCAAGATTTGACATAACAGCCCCTAACTGTTGAGTTTTTGATTACATTTTGTGACTTGCGATTATCGCTATTTTTGATTAAGTTTTGTGTCGATTTTATGGCACACGAATACATGAACCCATTGTATCGGGTCTTTTACGAAGAAAAAACCTCAGCAAGAAAAAAGTAAGAAAAAATTCTAGTGTGCGGAGAATCGTTGAGTTTGTAAATTAAGCCTTGATTGAATAGCTGAACAAAGGCTTGTACGAAGCTTGATCAAAGGCTTGCGCGAAGCTCCGTCACAAAGAGCGCAACAAATTTTTTGATCAAGCATGGCCGCGAAGTTTTTTGATCGATCAGTTACGAAGCTTGTACAAAGCCTTCAATAAGTTATTAAAAAAATAATTAACGGGGCCGTATTTTGATTAATCTTACACAAAATTTTAGTATGTGTGTTTCAAGCCCTTGCGCGTTTTACAAAAAACCCAATTTCCAAACGGAATTAGGATTCAACAAACTTTGCGTTCTCTTCTAGGTAAGACATCATTGTTGCTCTATACCTGAGTCTTCCAAGGTGAGTTAAATCAAAGGATGGGTCAACCCACACATCACCATTAATTTTTTGCCAGTAACGACAGAAGCCATAATCTTCTGATAAGAAACGCTGAGATTCATCATCTACATATGAATTAAAAAATGCGTAGGACCATTTTCTTTCTTCTTCATTAAGAGCACCCGTATCATCTTTATATTTCAATTCAGGATAAGCTTCAATAAGCTTCATAAAAGCTGACCGTTTGATTAACATAAAACCAGTTCCGGCATCGTGTATTTTGATTGCACCTTTATCAACTGTGAGATTTAAATTGGTTGCATCCTTTACAGGATTAACAACAAATCTCATACTTCTGCCTAACAATTCGTTTGACGGTACGCCCTTTTTTGCGTCTTCACAAACTTTGTCCCATCGAATATCTTTTATAGGATAAGACCCCGTAACCACTTCCTTATCGTGCCAGAGGAGTTTTAAAATGTCTTCAGGGGAAAACCCTAGGTCAACATCTATAAACATAATATGGGTCATTTCAGGATTTGCTAAAAATTTTGCAACGAGCTGGTTTCTTGCTCTATTGATTAACGAATCAGAGGTAGTTGCAATTGAAAATTTCAAACCAATTTCTTTAAACATCATAGCTGTTTTCATCATAGACATAAATGTTGGCTCTGTTATCAATTGGTCATAACAAGGCATTGCAATCATGGGATTCCATGAATTAATCATTTCATTTGTAATTTCAATTGTTTCTTCTTCAAAAATTTCCATGCCGACAGTATACACAAAAAAAACCCCGTATGTTTCCATACGGGGTTTTTTATTGTTCTGGTAAGAAGAATCAGCTATTTGTCTTAACCGTAGTCTTAACCGACTTCACATCTTTTGCAACAACGGGCTTTTCAGTCTTCTGATTAACAACAGAAGGAACCTTGAAGAAAAGCGAAGAGGTTTCGCTGTTGTAATGAATGGTAACTTTGAAATTAAGCTTCTTAGCCTGCGAACGAATACGCTGTTGCAAAGAGTTAAACTTTTTGCCAGCCTCAACATTCTCAATTTCGTAACCCTTGCCAGTCTTGCTTGACTCAATTAAGCAATCAATAATCTTCTGCAATTCTGCCGACATTCTTCCTGCTCTTTTGATTTCGGGAAAGCTGTCAACTGACTTGATATTGAAGGTGGTCATTTCTATCTCCTAGTGTTTGTCGGGGCTATTCCCCGTTGGTGATAGGTACTTTATCATTCACAAACGACGTTGCAACACGAAACAACACTTTTTTAAAAAATTCTTTATTGCCTCAGTTGTAAGGCTCAACAGATTCCTTGATTGACTCTTCGTACATATTGATCTCATTCTGCATTTTTACTATTTTGATTTTCATTGCTGCATTTTCGAGTATCAATCTTGAATTAACATTCATAATTTCATTAAGCAATTCCTCAAGAGTAGGTTCATAATTACTCATAGGTTTTCTATCCACGGTTCTTCCTTTTCTATATTAAAAGAATTTCTAGAGAATTCTGGTTTCATTTCTTGACCAGGGCCATTATACACAAAAATATTGCCAAAATCTGGCATCTCTTCTTCATATTCATTGTCGTAATCAGAGCCAAGGATCTCAATTTCTACTTCCTGTTCTAATGCGACATTGCTAATACAATTATAAACTGAGCCAGCCAATGCATCTGCTAGGTCTTTTGAACCACCATTTGGGTGATCTATTTTATTGTTAGAAAACAATCTAAGCTTTAGGAGTTCTTCTTCTACCAGAAGCTCGTTCCAATAACCCCTAAGCCTTGTGTCATACATTGATGTCATTAATGTGTCATAGTCTGTTTTCTTTACGCTATGGAAATCAGCATTTATGCCCTGTGCTCGAAGGCTTTGAATCATCTCAACAGATTGCCATCTATCGAAAGTTACTAATCCAACATCATACTTTCTACAAAGATCGATAATCATTTGTCGAACAGATGCAAAATTAATTTCAGAACCAGGCGCTGCTTCCCAAGAATGTATTAAGTCAACATTAACAATGGGTAATTTCTCAATACCCATTGAAGTCTTAACTTCTTTAAGACCGGAACAATGTGTCATGCATAAAGCAGACCTATCTCGTTTTAAACCTAAGTCAATATGTATAAAACGAATGTGTCCATCTTGGTTGTTAAACCACTTCTTAAATGCCCCATCTTCATCGATTGGATTATCAGAGTACATAAAAGAAGCTCTTACTTTGTCTGGATCTCTAAAATAAGCGTCTTCCATTGTTGGCGGTTCACATTCAAAACGAGCTCTAGCTTCAATTGGATTACGAACATATTCAGATTCAAGATGTTCTCTTTTGATTGTTGGGTTTACTTCCCAAGTTGCAGCCTTGATAAACCAAGTTTTTGGCTCACTCTTTTCCTGCGCTCCAAAATATCTTTGCTGAATGAAGTCGCCTTTATATCTTGGGAATGAAAGAAGAATTACTTTTCCAACTTCTGGAAAGCGTGACATAACAGATAACTTACTCATGTTATAAATAGCTGAAGCTGAGCCTTTTGCTCTTGTATCTCCTTTTGTTTCTGCGTCTGTTTTGAATGCTGAGATTTCGTCTAAGATTATTGATAATACTTCATAACCCTCCCAACCTTCACTTTCTGAGTGACCTGAGAAACATCTTACTGGTCTAGAGAAAAAGAATATTTCAGAAACGCGGGGTTCAAATCCAACGGAGTTGAAATATGGTGAAGAAAGTAGTAGATTCTTCAGGGGTTCAAAGAACACTCTTTGAGCTTGCTGAGCATTTACAGCAAGATTAAGCAAGTCAACATAAACACCTTTAGCTTTACCATAATAACTTAAAGGATCTCTTAAGCAATGAAGAAGATATGTTGTATAAGCAATAGATATTCTTGCACAGTGGTCTTTTCCTGAACCTTTACCCAACATGCATATAACTTCATTGTCAGTATATTTCTTATAATATTCCAAACCTTCTTGCTCACCCATTAATTTAATCAATGTAGGTGGTTTTAAAATTTGAGTACTATGTCTTACAATTTCTAGTTGTATAGGCGATAGTGCAGGAAGTCCAAGATATTTTTTATCTTGAACAAATGTCTCAATTGAAACTGGTTCTTCTGATAATTCTTCTTGACGAAGCAATTTATCAAAATCAGAATATTGAAGGTTGATGCCCAGATAGTCTGTCATGATTATATTTGACGTAAAGAGCGTTTTGCGGTCTCAAATTATGAGAGGTAAAGCAAAAAATTTCGGTCTCAAATTATGAGACTTCTTCAGAATTTACGTCAATTACCTCCTGTTCTTCTTGTTCCATTATTTCAAAAGCAATTGCTAATTCTTTTCTGACTTCTTCCGCAACTTCTGGGAATTTTGAGATAACATCGCGTAAAACTCTAGATAGAATCTGGTTAACATTTTCTGCCTTTTGCATTCTTTGGATGTACTCTCCATCTGAATTATTTCCTCCCATTAATTTGTGAAGCTGTGCTTTTTTAGTTGCCAGCTCGCCAGCTAATTTAATTGCTTGAATTCTTGCAGCAACCATTCCGTGGTCTGTTGCAATGTTTATTGTCTCCCAAGCTTCCTTGCTAAGTTCATCAAATTCTTTTAAAGCTTTGATTGTATTAAACTGTATTCTTTCAAGGAAGTACGGATCGTCTTCAGCTTTACGATTTAATATCTTTTTATATTCATCAATATATTCATTAACTTCATTTGCCTTTAATGACATTAAAGAAGCAATTTCATGTTTTGAGTAACCTTTGATATGTAAAAGGCCAACGCTTTCTATATCTTTTACTTTATCAAAAATAGTTTTATCTTTTATACGTTCAATGTCTGACATATTTCCTGCATTCTTTGGATATACTTTTTTGACACTTTTTCCCATGTCATATTTTCATTAATCCAAATAGCGTTCTGATAAGTTTTATCAGCAACAGCATCGTGGTTATTTGCTACGTATAACATTTTATCACATAAGTCGTCAAAATTTGGCTTAGCCCACTGTCCAGCTCCAGAATATATGCCAAACATCGTTGAAGAATCCCAATCAAAATTAAGAGGTATTGACATATGCGCGTATTCTGTACATGCCAAAACATTTGTGCAAATTGTTGGTATACCTTTTGCTATTGCCTGAAAAGGCAGGTTACCCCATCCCTCACCGCTTGTTGGAAATAAAACACAATCTGCACGATCATAAAGTTTAGCCAATTCAGCGTGTGACAATTCATCATCAATAACTTCAATTCTAGGGTGTCTGAGGGGCCGTATTTCTCCACCAAATTTTATTCTGGCATCTGGCTCTCCATTTGATTTATATATCAATTTATAATTTTCATTATTTCCAAATACTTTAAGAAATGCATCAACAGACATTTGAGAATTTTTTCTTGTTGATGGAGATCCAATTGACATAAATGTAAATTGTTCATGAGCGGATCTCTTTTTAGGACTATACAATAAAGGATCAATTCCGAGTTTAAATTCATATACTGGCTTATTAACACCGGAATTTATAAAAACTTCCTGCATTGCTTTTGAGCATGTCCATATTTCATCCATCTCATTGCAACCTTTTATCCAATCGTCTGGGAGGCGATTTGTTTCCCAAAAAGTAAAGCCCACTGAGTAAGTTTTGGATTTTGCAAAATTTGTTGCAATTGAATGATTGATTACAATTTCATCTGTGTAGTCACTTCTTTCAAAGTATCCAATATTGATTGCTTTTTGAATAAGGCCAATTTCTCTAAAAGTTTCTGGTTTACTTCTTCTAATCTGTATACCGCTTTTAGATAAAAATTCCCATAAACAATCTGGAGTATAGCCATACCCTTCACTAAATTTTGGTACTTGGTTATCTGACCAAACAAACATTTTATCAATTATTCCGCTGGATCAAAGGCTAAAACCTTACCGCCCTCACCTGCAGCTTTTTCTAGTTCTTCAATAGAGTATCCATGAAGTTTTGTATATTGAACTCTATAATTAAACCAACCAGAAGTTCCAACCCAGAATTTCGGATCTGTAGTTTTTGCTAATTCCTCTAATTCTTCTGTACTAATCAAAAAACTCAAAACGCCCAATGGCATATACAAAGTCATATCATAATTCTCATGTTTATCTTTTGCATAATCCCGAAATAAATCTTGCAATTCTTTAATTACTTTTTGCACAGGAGGGCCAGAAAAAAAATCGATATTGCCAGTTACATTTCTAATTCTTGGACAGTAATTATCTACTGGTGTTATTGTCCCAAAAGATCTACAAACCATTGGTCTGAATCCATAAATGCTACAGCCGCCTTTATAGAAGGCACAGAGCTTCTTTGATTCACCACCTTGTTTCCAAGTTTCATCATGCATTGCTTCTTTAAGTGAAGCAATTATGCTCTGCATCCATTCATCTGCTTGCTCTTGTCCTTTATCCTCAACTATAAGATAGTATTGCTGTGTTAATCTAAATGCTATATTCGCACATTCAAACATTGGTATAACAAGTCCAATATGGCAGCACTCCCCAGATCCAAGGCACTTGTATTGTGTTTGATTCTGTTTTGCTTCGATAAGCCTTACTTGATTATATAACATATCAAGTCTTGCAAAATTTACAATATCTCTGACTGAGACGCTTCTTTTCATTTTCCCATTCCTTTTCTTCTAGCTCTATTCATTTTCAACTGTTCTCGTTTTTTTTTATCGACCATTTCTTGCATTGGCGATTTTGGTCTTCTCATAGATGTACTTGCTAGATTGCGCCCTTTACCTCTAAATTTTAAAAGATCATACTTTTTACACCAGTTATAGACTGCCTGTGGTGTAACTTCGATATTATAAGTTTGTTTAAGCAACTTACATATATCTGTGAGATTCATTCGCTTTTGAACATAATGTTCATAGAGCCAACCTTTGTCTTTGTACGGTTCAGACATTTAAGACCTTGTTTTCCAATACCACAATCCAATGCCCACAGCATCAACAATATCATCATCTCCAAGATCTATATTTGCATCTGGAAATTCTGACTGAATTATTTCTCTCACACGTTTTTTGCGTTCTTCTTTCTTTTTTAATTCAATACTTTTTTTTCTTCCATCGCTTGATAATTTTTCTTTATCTTTTGCAGTTAAGTTTTTATAACCAACACCACTCCTCCAAACTAAAGGACTGACATCTGTAACCGTATGGCAGTAAAGTGAGGCGATGCCCCAAGTATATCCAATTATATAAGAAAGCAATCTACTTGTTTGAAAATTCTGGATATAAACAGATTGTTCTATGATACATGCATCAACTTCATAAAGTTTACATATAGCTTCTATATTAGCTTTGATGGCATTAAATTTATCTTCAATAGAAGAACCTTTTGTAAAAACAATTTTATCTGTTTTGATTACTTTTATTGAATCGTCTTTTTCCGATATTGCCCAAGCCAACGAGTGCGATGCTGGATCAACAGAAAGGACTCGTTTCACCTCTTGTTTTTTTAAATAATCCAAAACCATAGGATTATATTATATCTCATTGTTTAACTTTTTTTCGTCCCAACCCCATGAAATAAGTCTTTTTTTAAATCTTTTTTGCTTACACGATTCACAAATATCTTCTTTATTGTAAGAGGATAACACTGTGTTGCAATCTTTATTTTTGCATATTCGTTTTTTTGTTTTATTTATTTTTCTTTCATGGTATTTTTCCAAAAGTTTTTTATTTGTAACTATTTTTCTACATTCTGCGCTGCAGTAAATAGTATTATAAACTTTTGCTACGAAAGGCATCAAACAATCTTCATTGGCACAAGTCCTTTTTTCTTCATTAAACATCAACCACTCTTTGGCAGGTTAGAAAGGCTCTTCTTCCTGCTCATTTTCTGACCAACAAAGATTAAACAAATTACAGTCTGCGCAATTTGCTGAGCTTCTCTTGTATGGCCTATCTGGAATTTTATTATCAATAAAATTCTTATATATTTTACTATACTTCTTAAAGAGTTTATCTATAAACTCATCATCTCTTTCGATATAGATTGGCAAAATCTCTTGGTTATTCTTGTTTTCATAAATGACATAACCGCCTTCAAGATCTAAACATCTCATATAAATCTGAGCTTGTCTATAATGTTCATCCTTAGGCTTATTATAAAGCTGTCTATAATGGAAACCCTCAGAGCTAATCGACTTTAATTCAATTAACTTATGACCATACCAGTCGATTATGCCGTCAGCTGTGCCCTCAATTGGGGGATTATCATAAGTAACGGGAATCTCTTCGCCAACTAAAATCCCCATTTCTCTAAGGTAGCCATACAAACGCTCATGCACAGCATGCCCATTATCAAAAATCCTGTATGTCTGAGGCTTGAAAGACGATTCAACCTCTGCTCCATTGAAAAGATAAAACCAATATCTTGCACATTGGTTTGTATAGCTTGGATGAAACCCGCCAACCTTTTTCATTTCTGGCTTATTTCTCTTTGAAAGCAAGTCATCTATTGAATTCACAAGCTCTATTGCCTGTTCTTCAGTTGTCTTAACTATTTTCTTTTCTTTTGGCTGTCTTAAAGCCTGCAATGATTTCACTGATATGTTCCTTTAGCTGCTATTTTTAATGCATTTATATTTTCCGAAAGAGCTTCGTACATCGTTTTCCAAATGTCATTAACAAATTTGTCTTGTTCAGACATCAACGATGACTTTCTTTTAAAAGCTTGCGATTTTACAATCATAACAGTTCTGTAGGCAGCTAGGACATTTAAATATTTAATTGCTTGCATACCAACATAATGTTCAGGTCTATTAATAATATCTTGTACTATTTTCAAACATTCAATAAATTCCTCAGATTTATCGCCCATCTGTTCTGCGAGCCATTGAGGATCAACAATTATTTCAGCCATTTCTTTCCTTAACTATTAGATTTATACCTACATCTGACAAGAATGTTTTGACTTTATCAAAGTCCATATATTTTTCATCGTTATAACAAACAACCGTTGACACGCCAGAAGTTGCTATGAGTTTAGCACAGCTAAAACACGGTGGGCCGTTTATGATCAGAAAACCATCTTGCCTTAAAGAAACATCACTCCATAAAAGAGCATTTGCTTCTGCATGAACTGCTATGCAGTTATCATAAACAGAACCATGCTCAACATCAGACGTTGCTCTTGGACAAAATCCCTGATCACAATGTGGATACTTAGGAGGAGACCCATTATATCCCATGCCAACAAGTCTATTGTTTTTTGTTAAAATAATTGCACAATATTTTTTTCTTGAGCATGTAGAAAATTGTTCGGCCATAAAGTCTGAAACTTTTAGCCATTTTAATTGTTTACTATTCTCCAATAGTATTGTCCTGTATTTTTTTTATTAAAGTCCTTGTTCTTTTTCTTAATGCTTCAATTTCATCAATTGAAATTTTCATTAAATTTTTCACAATAGGATTATCAATATCGCTATTTATTCTTATTTCTAATCTTTTACAAATGTCAGTTTGATCTAAATCTTTTGTTTCCATTTCTTTATCCTCTTCACATGCAATACAATCAGAATCATGTCCTCTATCTATGCATATAGTGCAAAAAGCATGACCGCATGGAGCTATTGATTCTGCAATCACATTACAACAACAGCAACCAATTAGTATATTATTTGGAATTTGCACATATTTATTTTCTTTTATCTTCTCTAACTGATTTTGAAGATCAGCAATAATTTTTTTCTGAGAATTTAACAGTTTCTCTAAATGATGCGCTCTATCTGTCCATTGTTTTAAAAAATTATTCATAATCAGAACCCTGTATTAGCTCTTTCAATACGTGCCATTCAACAATGGCTACCTTTACATCAGAATCATCTCCTAGAACAACAGATATAAGTGGATGTTTATAGTTAGATTTCCAAGCATCTTTTCTAAGCTTAATCCAAGCATCTCTTGTTAAAGTAAATGTTTTGCCATTATGCTTATAATCAATAACGAATTGATTCATTACAGCATCACCTTTCTTCAGACCACGGCCAGAATTTTTAACTGGCTTAGCCCCGTCGATTTTTGCTTCTCTTTTTTCGTCACGTTTCATATTAGTCAATATCTATATCTTGAAATTCCGATACTTCACGTAAAAGCTTTGTAATTTGTCTATATATCAAAACAAAAATTGATACGAAAAGGATTGCTCCTACGATCATTTCTTAAATTCTGTCCAAGTCTTATCGCCTTCACCAAAGTATTCTCTAGCGAACCCAGAATTTATTATATCTTTGTTAAGGCAAGAATTTTTTGATTCATTATAAACTTCTGCAAGCACTCTTCCATATTTCTCATTTTTATCCAAAACAGTTTTAATGTAAATTATTTTTTGATTATCATCAACCCATTTTTTGGTAAAGTCTTTTGCAGCCAAACCCATAACCTTTTCTTCTTTATTAGAAGTTCTACTTTCTGGCGTATTAACACCGTAAAGTCTTATTCTTGCATGGAAGTGGATGTTAAAACCAACATCTATTAAAACATCAAGCGTATCTCCATCAATTATTTTTTTCACTTCCGCTCTGTAGAAAAACAGTTCCATTATCCCTCATCGTATAAATATAAACGTCACCATTTTTTTCCAATTTGGTGTCTTCATATGGAGAAGCAATGCGTCTATATAACTCCAGTTTGGCACATTCTAATGCACCAACTAATGTATTTATTGTAGCATACGACAATCCCTTTTCTTTTATAAAGTAATCACAAATGCTTGAAATTGTATAATTAATCTCTCCAGAATTACTTGGAGGATTGAAATTTAAATTTTCTCTATTTTGTTCCGTTATGTAAGGCATTATGCTCCTTCTGATGGATAGTGATTTTCTATATACTCAATAGCTTCTTCAAGATTATTTACAATCTTTGTAGCAAGATATTTCATATATACTCTGTCTTTATTATCATTATCGCAAATAACAACAATTGGTTGACCATGTATTTTAGACCATGACATTTCAAAATCAGTTCCAATATATGGTCTATCTTTTATTAGGTATTCAACCAAAAGAATATCTGATCTTTCTTGCATAAATAAATTTTTTTGAGCAACTTCTTCTGGGCTAATGTGACCAGTCTCAGAAATCAATGTTGGGTCGTATACTCTATAGCCTCGTTTTTCTAATTTTGCGGTAGCTTCTCTTCTCCAACCAATTGCAAAATCACCAACATGGTCAATTGCACCAGAAAGAAAAACAACTGGTTTTGTTAAATAGGCCAATGGTATTCCAAATCTGTAGGTTCATTAAAGAATTCGCTGTAATACTCAAAATTCTTTCTTAATAGGTTTGAACGATGAGAACGGTGTACTTTATCATCACCAAACCATGTTGGATAAATAATTTCGTTATCAATGTTTTCAAAACTCATATTGTTTTTATAACCACGATTAATCCACTCTTGTATAACCGTGTTCTGATAATGCTGCAAAGCCGTTTCAAATCCCCTCCACATCCTTACAGCTGGATGGTTTCTCCAGCCAGAAGATTCTGTTCTATCAAGCAGAATATTTAAAATCTGGAATGTTTCAACGCGCTGTTTGCCAAGCCTTCTATAATCCAGAATCTCAGCGGTTCTTTTGAAATCAGCGTATGGCACAAATGTTTGCATAGCCCCTCCTATGGGTTGCCTAATATGAGTTTGCCGATCTCCACCCTATCATCTTCTGAAAGGGAAATTGCGCCAAGACCGTTCCATTTTTCTTCTTTAAATGAATACCATGCACCCCGCCGTTTGATGATATCCATCTCTACTGCAATATCAACTAATTCTCTGTCTGCGTCGATTTTACCCTCTTGAGGTAAGACATAATAATAACCTGATGCCCCAATTGTAGGAATCTGTTTTGTTTTTTCGATTGTCCAAACTGCTCTTTGCGATGTGATTGTGTTTGTTTCATCTCTTTCCATTTCTTTTTGTGACATTGACAGGAATAGCTTGATTATATTATGCATGTTGTGATGCACCGTATTACCCATCTTTGCTTTAGTAACTGCATACATACCACTCAAATCAACCGTCTGGTGGGCGACGAATAGCATGATGTTTCTTTCTTTATGCAGATAGTTAACAAGTTTTTGCAAGAAGAACCCCTGCGAGCGTGATTGAAGACCCATTGCTTTACCGCCCTCAGGTTTATCATAAAATTCTTCTTTTATGATATTAGACAATGAATCAAAAAGAAAAACATGCTTCTCAACATCATTGGTTAAATAACCAATAATTGCCTTTAAAATTTCCTCAACAATTGTTGATTGAATAACAACAATGTCATCAATATCTATTCCACACTTCTTTGCATATTCATCATTATACGAATACTCAGAATCCACAATTACCGGTCTATAACCTCTTCTTTGTGCTTCTGCCAAAATTCTAAAACACATTGTTGTTTTACCAACAGATGGCGTTCCCCAAAATAAGTGGGTAGCACCCGTGTTTAATCCACCGCCCAAGGCTCTATTCAGCCCCACACTAGGCGTTGGAATGACATCATGCGTTGGCATGCTGTCGCCTTTTCTTTTATCAACTACTAACAAAATAATCTTCTTTCTTTAAGTTTTTTCTTTCAATATAATCTTCAACGGAGATTATTCCCGTGTCGGACTCTATTTTAAAAGAGTCCATTCTTGTAATCGTGTTTTTATCTTCGATTTTTTCAAGACGAGCAGCATACCACTTTTTCGCCTCAACAAGATTCTTTAGCTTATTATAATTCGCTGGGAAGATCACGACCTTGAAGATCCTTTCACCGTCCCAACAATAAACATTCGCCATTTGTTTGCCCTTGGATGTTGTAAATGAACGAACATAGAAAACATAGACAAGGCTCTTTTCCTGCCGTGCTGTTCCTAATCCAGTTTGATATAACCAATTATGTTCGTGCTCCAGACCCTGCTTTTGCAACATAAACAGTTCATGCAATGATGAACCGCTATATTGATATACATCGCAGAAATCATGCAATGTGCGATCACCAATCAATGCATAAACATAATCTCTTGTGGCAAGCTCTGTGTTTCTTTCGGCAAAGACCGTTGAAGAACCAGAATGGTCTTCAAACTCAATACGCAAATATTGTGGAGTCTTTTTCGTGGAACGCACCACGGCCTTAATTAACGTCAATGGAGAATTGATTTCATGGAAGTCGGCAAGTTGCCCGACAAACTCATCCAATTCATTTCTATCTCCAGAGTCTTTGATTGAGAAGCCGAGTATTGGCAGATAATATCTTTCATGGTCAAAGCTTGAAACATGACCAATTGATTGAAAAGCGCCGACCTTTTCAAGATTTTCCCGAATCGTTATCTTTACAGCAGACTTTCTGCATTTGTTAACAAACTCATCATAGGAATGGAATGGACGCTTTGACATAATTTCATCGATTGCAGACCGACCGCAAGCCATGACGTTTGACAAACCAAAACGAATATAACCACCATCATCATTTGTTCCGATTGTAAAGAACTCCTGTGATTCATTGATGTCAGGAGGAAGAATTTGCACTCCCATTCTTTGAGCTTCCATTAGATACGCAGTAATTTTGTCACCAGCGGATTCGTTATAGAGCAATGCCCAAACAAATTCAATGGGATAGTGTATCTTGAGCCACATCGTCTGGTAAGACAACATAGAATAAGCAACGGCGTGAGACTTATTGAACATGTAAAGAGCAGCCAATTCAAACTCTTTCCAAATACGTTCTGACTCCTTGTTTGTTAAATAAGGATTACTAACAAACTTTTCTTTGAACTCATCAAAGCCAGCAGCATCACGCTTCTTACCAATGATCTTTCTTAGTCTGTCGGCCTCCGACCATGTAAAGCCTGCAAGGATAACCGCCATCTGCATCAGTTGTTCCTGAAAAATGACTGTCCCGTAAGTTTCCTTAAGAATGTCTTTTACAAGTTCATGAGGATACTTAGGCTTCTCCTCGCCCTTCTTGCAATTGATATATCTCTGCCCTTGAGACAGCAAAGCACCTGGTCTTACCAAAGCGTTACTTACAACAAGGTCGTTGAAATTATCAATACCCATTCTTTCAATAAGGTTTCGGTAGGCAGCAGCGTCTGTCTGAAATACCCCGACCGTATTGCCCAAATTAAAGTTCTCATAAACAAGGGGGTCGTCTAGCCCTAGAGACTCGTTAGTTACATCTTTGCCACGGGTCTCCTTTATCTTGGCTATACAGTCTTTTATAACGGATACCGTCTTAAGACCCAGAACGTCTATTTTAATAAGCCCTACAGCCTCTGCATCTTCCATATCAAAGGCTGTCACGACCGCCCTAGATTCGCCGTTGGTGTCTTTTCTAGACTCTACGGGGCAAACCTCTGTCAGAGGAATAGAAGAAACCACCATGCCAGCAGCATGAATTCCAGCATTTCTAATCCGACCTTCAAGCTTCCTTGCCAGCTTTATAATATCTGGGTATTTAGTACAGAAAATCTTACCCTTGGGCGAAGATTCAAGTTCATCAAGGGTTTCAAAATATGGCGTAATGCCATTGATTTCTTCAAATGGAACCTGATATACACGGGCAACGTCTTTAATAACAGACTTAGGCTTAAACTCACCATATGTGGAAATTGCAGCAACATTATCATGCCCCCACTTTTCACGGAGATAGTTTCTTACCTCAACACGCCTTTTATCTTCAAAGTCAAGATCGATGTCTGGATAGTCATTTCTCTCTGGGTTAATAAAACGTGCAAAAAGCAAATCATATTCAATTGGATCAACAGCTGTTATTTCCAATAAATAAGCAAGAACACTACCACCGACTGAACCTCGGCCTGGTCCTCTACCAATATTGCTATTATCTGCCCATTTAACAAGATCCCAAACGATTAAAAAGTAGTCAGAAAAACCCAAGCGTTTAATAACATCAAGCTCTTCTGCCAATCTGTCAGAATAGCGCTCGTCAAGACCTCTAGTTTTTATTGCAAACTCTGCAATTTCTTTGAGATATTCATTTGAATCAAAAAACTTGGAATATTTAGGAAGCAGATTCGCTTTCTTTGGAATCCTTGCCGTGCATTTTTCTGCTACTTCAACAGTATTTTCTATTATGTCTTTTCTGTCATATCCAGCATTTGCGAACCAAGAATGGATTGTCTTAGCATCTGCAATATAAGGATTAATCTCATCAAAGTGCAAATGACGCTGGGGGTACATCGTATTCATTTTTTCAATGATGTCATCTGTCTTTGTGATGATCCCAGTATTTTCCTTTGCATATCTTACTTCTTGAGCCGATAAACTTGGGTATTGGGAAACAAGAAGCAAAACTTCTTCGCATCCTCTATCTTCATATGTTGGAAAATGGCAGTCTGCTGTGCCTACAACTTTTTTATTAAATGTAGAAGCTAAATCAATTATTCCGTCATTGATGTGCTTTGGATTCCAAGGCTGAACCTCAAAATAAAAATCATCACCAAAAATGGATATAAATCTTTTAGCCAGTTCTTCTGCTCTGCTATAGTTCTTTGCCTCAATAGCCTTAGAGATTGCACTACCCATACAGCCAGAAAGTGCAATAATATCATTACTAACTAATGATTCTAGTAAACCAAAATCAATTCTTGGTTTATAATAAAAATTGTCAGTCCATCCAACTTGTGATGCTTTAAAAAGTTTCTGGAGTCCTTCATTGTTTTTTGCCAGAAGAATTAAATGGAATCTCTCATATTTGGAGTCGGAATCGCTTTTAACTTCTGGTACGAAGTATGCTTCCACGCCAAACAAAGGCTTTACATTATATTTATCACATGCGTCTTGGAACTTTAAAACACCGCCCATTGTTCCGTGATCTGTTATTGAAGCTGAGAATTGACCATTGGTACTAGATATTTTAGCGATATCTTCTGGCGTTGACATTCCATCAAGCAAAGAGTATTCAGAATGACAATGCAAATGTACAAAATCTGTCATTTGTCCTTAATTTCTAATAGGGAGCCGATATTGGGAATATTATTGCGCTGATCACGATTATACCAAGCTCTGCGCAGTACTGCATTGTAACCAATTGAAATCAAATACTTAACCCTCTCTGGGTCATCGTCAACAATCAACTCAGGATTTAATTTTTTAATTGTTGATTCAAAATCAATATTTAAAGGAATTACTTTATCGTACTGAATCTTCCAAGCATCTAACCACTCCATGTCTTTTTCAATATCGCCTCTGTCAGAAGCTATATAAATAGGTATGCATTTATTAAAAAAATAATTTACTTGATACCAAGAGTCATCGAATGGTTTTAAATTTTTCCAAAATAAATTTTTAAGAGTTATTTCATAACAATTGGCATCTGGTTTATTATCCAGATGCCATTCAGAATAATCGTAATTATAAAATTCTTTTTTTTCCAACTCTATATTCAAATCTTTTACAAAGTCTCGTATTACACCGTTTAAACGGAATATATATGGTTGGTATTTATTCATTAAAACCTTTCATTGTAAAAGGGCAGGGGCTTTTAAACCCCTGCCCTTTTCATCACCAAGTATCTTTGCTAATTTCGCCAGTAGTGAAAAACACCTGTTGCTTTTCATACGGCAAAGTTAAATACATGCTGTCAAGGTCGTGCATTTGAAGCTTCTTAATGTCCTCTGGCATTTCAGAAATGCTAAGAGGAATCAAGCTGTAGCTTGTATCAGAGGCAGACGACCCAGTTCTGGAATACTTAAAGTATCTGTCAGTAATCGTACCAAACTCCTTGGCATATTCAATTAATGTAAGACCAACATGGCTCTTGCCAAAAGTGGTATCAAGAACTCTGGGCTCCCAGACACCCTCAATCTCAACAGCAATGTTGATCAACAAGTGAGTCTTGGGCTTCCAAGCCTTATCATGAACCGACTGCTCACTGCCCCAACAACGATAATTGTACTTTTCAAGAGATGCTGTAGATGCAGCTCTCCACTTCCAATTAATCGGTGAAGTAATAACAGGAACAGTAATTCCTGTACCAAAAGATTCATCGTAGTTGGATGAATCTTCTGTCAATTCCTGTCGGAATCTAATCTTGTAAGAATCGCCTGCCGAAAGAGTGAAATACTTCTTTACTCCCGACTTGCTGTCGCTAGGCGTTTTTACCACGTTTTTTTCTAAGTCTTTTAATGTTTTAATTGAACCAAATGTCATTGTTTTTCCTTTATATGATACTTTCTCTGTTCTCCACAGTAGATTTTATTTGTTCTTTTGTCATTTCCCCTGGGTCTTTTAAACCTTCGGGTATTCGCGCCTTAAAAATATTTTTCCCAAGACACGACTCTTCTATGATACCAGACATGGCATCCCCTGCCTCGTCGTTGTCCGACAAAATCGTAATGGTATCAAAATATTTTTTAAGCATTGTAGATTGATTTGAAGAAACTTGCGCACCCAATGTAGCAACTACATAAGGATACCCAGCTTGATGCACCATCATTGCATCAACACTCCCTTCAACAACAATGCACTCATTATGATATTTTGCATTTTGAATATTAAACAGAGTGTCAGCACGCTTAAAACCCTTGTTGTATAAATATCTTGGTTGTTGATCTTCAGCAATTGCTCTACCGATAAGCCCAATTATTTTATACTGAGCATTTCTTACGGGAATGACAATTCTATTTTTTACCTTTGAGTATCCGATCTCAAAATATTCCATTGTTTCAAGAGATAGCCCTCTATCTATAAACTTTTGTAGTAGACTAACTTGTTCTATGTTTGAATAATCTATTGCAAGATTATCAATAGATAATTCTTCTTCACAGATATCTTTTCTGAAACCGTTTTCTATTTCATTTCTTAATGACACATGGTCAAGGTTTGGATCTTTACCAAAAGCTTTGCCGGTTACATGGCGATATAATTGCTTAAAGTTACCTTTTTTACCACATGATGGATTAAAACATTGCCATAACCCAGTTTTTTTATTTATAAAGAAAGCTGCGCTATTAATATTTTTATGAAATGGACAATATATGTTTATTTCATCTGGTGTTTCGGATGAAATAGGTATGTTATATTTTGTAAAGAGATCGTTTATCTGAGCTTGCATTTTATTTACAGAAAACTAATTTAAATTTAAATACGTTTCTGTTTGGATCATAGTCAGTAAACAAATTTGTCTTTGCAAACTGACCGTACATCCTTCTACACTCATCTTCAATCCATGGTCGAAGCCTTGCTATTGTTTCAATATCTTTAGCTTCACCAATAATAAACTTCTTCTTTAAATGTCCCATTCTTCTGCCCATTTTCCTGTTTCGAGATTCCATCTTAAATAAAAACCAAAATGTGTTGATCTTCTAACTTTTCTAGATACGACTTGGAACAAGTCACTATTATATTCTCTATGAATTGCAAGAACAAGATCTGCATCATAAGCAAGTTGCTTACTCCATGCAACCTCTTCTAATTCTGGTGGACGCTCTGAATGCCCTTCACTCATCGTAACAGCTGCTACGTCAATGATGGGTATGCCATTCTTGACCGCCATTCTTTTGAAAGCCTTGGACAAGTTCTTTGCCTTTTCGGTTTCATTTTTAGCACCACTTGAATCATCAAATAAACCATGGTAATCAAGAATTACCATGTCGGGATGATATTGGTCTATCTTTGCTTGGACCATATTCTGGTCCGCAGTTTCAAGACCCTCTGACGTAACCAAATGAATTGAATGTTTTCCGTCAAAAGTCTCTTTAGCCCATCTTTCATATGAACCTACAATCTCGGGGTTAGCCCGTACAAGATCACTGTTTGTAAAATGACCTTCTCCATTATTTAATAAAGTATCAAGTCTTTGTCCCTCTTGCAATTTATTCATTTCAAGAGAGATAATCAAAGGCCTATACCCTGCTCTCCAAGCATTTACTGCAAATAGTCGTGCAATAAATGATTTTCCAACACCTGTCCATCCAAGCAGAACAACAAAGTCCCCAGGTTGCCAACCACCAAAAGACTTATCAATCACTTTAATTCCACTAGGTATTCCTTGAAGCTCATCCTTGCCCCGCAAGGATCTTTCATATAAATCGTCAAATCTATCTTTCCATTCACCAACAAGATCGGTGTCTTTCAGATTGCTTGAATACTTATAAAGTTTTGAAGTATTTTCCATCAAATATGACAGAGCTTCTTTTGGACCAAGCTCTCCTAACAAGGAATTAGCTCTTGAAAGAATCGTTCTTGCTTGATAAGAAAGTGATTCTTTCTTTGCTTCTTCTACATAATAAGTAATAGGCTCTGGTGTTGCAAAAAATTCAAAGTCGGAATGGTGTTGCTTTACAGTTTCTTTTGAAGGAACTTTGCCATGTTGGTCATAGTGAGAAACTATAAAATTCCAAACATCCCTGTGTTCAATAAACACATTCTCTACGCCTGAGTTTACTGCTGTAACGTAATCGCCAGTATCAATAATAGAATTAAGAAGTGTAACTTCTTTATTCATTCATTTTCCATTCTCTCTTGGGTTTGTTTTACAATTTCTTTAAAACGATTACTCGCTTGTTCTTCAAACTTTATTTTATCTACCATTGCTTTTGATTCAACAGCAAAGTCAAAAATAAGAAATGGCCCAGGTCTTGACTTAACATAAAATGCAATAGCCTTAGTTAGATTATCACCATCATAGTGCTTAGCCAGAGCCTCCGCTACCGCTTCTTGCCTAGGAGAGTCGGGTATGAAGAGCTTATTGGATTTCTCGCAGGATTTTTTGAAAATCCCTATCAGTTCTTCGCCAGTTATCATCTTGCTCTTTTCTTGCCTTTTTCCATGTCTTGATCATAAACTCAAATTCAGAAATTCCACCATTTACGCCATGAAAATATTCTGACTCCCAAGCCGCCAAGAAACAAGGAACTCTGACTGAGCATTTTTGACAGCCAGCCTTTGCATAATCAATGTCTTCTTTTTTATAAGACATCCAAGCTTTTCCATTAGGATCTGAAGCACAGACAGCGTGGAATTTCCAATTTGAAATATAATCCAAATTAGTATTACTTTTGTTGCTCACTATCTAATTCCTTGAGCCTAGCCTCAATCTGGGCATCAATGGAATTCCATAATTCCTTCCATGCATCCTCGTCTTCAAGAGAAGAAGCTTTAGTTCTGGCTCCAGCATCAAGACGCAACGATTCATAATTTCCCAAATTCTTGGTAATACCAATCGATGCCCAAATTTCAGTACCATTATCAGTTGACATTTTTTTCCTTATATCTGAGTTGCACTTTTTGTGCAAGTGTTTTTACTCTTTTATTAACTGGTGTGGTTTTTTTAATCGGTCTACCAGGGGTTCTTGAATTAAAGAATTCAACCATCTCGTACACCTCTTCTTCATTATAGTACCGCCAAGAAGAATATCCACGGCAATCGTCACCAAATTTTTTTGCAGCTGGAATCAACCCCCGTTTTTCATACTTCCGTATTGTGTCAGGACGTTTTTCTACAATTTTAGAAACTTCACCAACAGTATAAATCCTTTTTAACAGGATATTGCCTTGCTGGTATGGCAAAATTTGTTGCATACCATCTTGTATATTTTCTACAAGAACCTTATTTGTTGATTTATTAACTTTTTTAATCTTTACAATTTTTCCAGCATACAAATAAAATTTATTATAAATAATCTTATCCGTTTGCATCTTGAGACTTTCTCTGTGCGTAAGTTCTTTTAGCTTTGCTCAATTTGGAAAGAATTTGTTTCATTTCGCTAACACGAATATCGACGGAGTGTGAGCATTTTATACATGTAACATCTACCCACATATCACCTAGAGCATGGTACTCATCGCCAATATATTTAGTACCACCGCATTTTTTACAATAGAGATTGACTTCTGAAATCATATCAGTCCAACCAACAATTATATTCTGCAGTAACAATGCCCCTTTCTGGGTGCGCAAACATCAATGGTTGCGATGGCCTGCCTATTGCAGCTAGGCTTTCCATTGCATATGTATTTGTTGATTCGGGACTTCCTGAAATCCTAAATTGAACTGTATTGAATGTTAATTTCGTAGGTGTATGAAAATGACCGCAATAAACATCATCAAAGTGTTCCTGTATTGCTCCAACTTTCCAACCATAAATTTTCTTTTGGAACGAGTAAAACGCAGAAAGGCTTCCGAACTGATCACCGTGAATTAACAACGAACTATAATTGCCAATTTTATCAATGGCGTACCAGTTTCTTTCACCCTTACCATCTGGAATATTGAATTTAATTCTTGGCTCATTCTCAAAAATGAGCTGGACAATTCTATATAACATTCTGTCCGCATTTGTTTCAGGGTCATGGTCTCTTCTTGATCTACCGCCTATTGCGCCATGATTACCAATAACACCAACAAAAGTAACTGTGTCAAAGTTTGCAAGCATTTTTGTTAAGAAATTTTTCAAAATTCTTGGTCCATCAACAGTTATTTGACGATATAAACCACCATCTATCAAAAAAGATTGGCCTGGAAAGATGAGCTCTCCTTCAACAATATCGCCAAGACACCATACATGAAGATGCTTAACTGGATGATCCTGTCTTTGAATTTCTGTAAGATGGATAACTTTATCAGCGTATTTATCAATTCTTTCTTCACAAACTTTAGAATCATAATCTGGCGTAACTTTTGCCAGCTGCCAATCGGAGAGGACGGCTATCGCAACCTCTTCGCCAGATTTTCTTTTATCAAATGAAGGTTTGGGCACTGGAACATGATTATATATATCATTATTAATCATTGTGTCTTTTACAGCCCGATACACAGCATCGGCTAAATGATCCTCTTTAGCCTTAAGCTTCTCATATTCTTGTACTAATTTGGCATAACAGACTTTCAATTCCGCATCAGATTTGGGTTCTTCGCCAGTTGCAGGGTTCAAAGCAATATTCACTAATCCATTCTGTTTTCTATATTTACACAGCCCCATCGAATCAATACTTTTCCGACACGACGAATCTGCATATTTCTGGTTTGCCGTATTTGGCTCAAATTCCATTGAACAGCCATCGGCTTCACAAATTTTCATAAGGTTCATTATACACACTTTTGGCGTGGTTTCAGTCCGATTGAGATTTTTTTGCAGGAATTGCCTGTTTTTTCTTCATTGTTTTTTTTACAAGCTTTTTTCTTTGTTTCATATTTGCTCTCAATTTATCCCTATGTTCTTGGCTCGGTCTTTTGCCTTCTCTATGAATTGCACTATGTTCTGGATGTGTGCATAGAAAGAGATTTTCTATTCTATTATCCACCTTGACTTCATTAATATGATGAACTGTTTCCCATGGTTGCAAATATCGCGATAGATATACTTCCATGACTGCCCTGTGCTCATATATATATCCTTTGATATTAGCTGGATGTTCTGGATAAAGAATGCGGACATATCCTTTATCATCAATATACTTTCCACCGCCATAATTGGGGTTTAATTCACCCAAAGAAGTGTGTTCTGACCATTTAATATCACTACGCCTAGACGCAAGTGGTTTTTCTGGCATATTTACAAGCTTCCGCCAATGTCCTCGGCATATAATTGCATTTTTGCGTCATTCGTTAAGACGCTAAATGTTGGTAAATTATTTGAAGTTGCTCCAGCTGTTCTTTTGATACTTGCATAATATCTTTTATTTAAAACACCAGATGCTGAGCTTTCCAAAACCACTGCATAAGTCCCCGCTCCTACAATAGTCGGATATGAATTTGTTGTTTTTAAAGTAGCCGTTGCCGTTGCAGGCACGCTTGAAGCGCTATTTAAATAAATATATGGAGGAACCGTAATATTCCATACCGCTCCAACCGTTGCTTTTGCGCTAGTATTACCTTCATATATTGCAATTTGAAATGTTGAATCTTCACCACCAGGGGCATTAATTCTTAACCCTGGAAAATTTAACACCAAACGATAATATCTATTTGCTGGAACAGTAATTAAATTATTAACTCCACCATTATTTTCAAGAGCAATTATTTCATGCTCAGTTGCATTTGTGGAGTATGGCCCAAAAGAAGTAGAGCTAATATTTTTAAATTTTATGACACCTTTTGGGTTGTCATCCGTAGCGTCTTTTACTTGCGAAATATTTGTTGACATCTGGCCCAGGCGATCGTAAGAAAGGGGCGTTCCTGCTGTCCAAGAAACAAAAGAATAAGATTCGTAAGCCATATCTATCTATTATACCTCAACATAAAACAATTATCTAAATTTTGGACCTTCAACCCAAAAAACCAAAGATTTTCTAACCCCAGATGTTACTACATTAACTTTATGTGCAATAAACGATGGGAAAAGAATCAATTGCCCTTTCTCTAAGGGTATCTTCCCGTGCAAAAAGATTTCAAAATCCCCGCCTGTAAAATCTTTATTTGGTTCATTTAATAAAAGAACGCCAGAGAGCTTTCTTGTATTTTTTAAATCTAATGGTTTATCCGAACCAAAAACTGTATCTGTATGAAAGTTATAAAAATCATTAGTTGAAGAGTGATATGTTGTGAATTGAAAAAAATCATATCCATAAAGTTCAAAAT